CAAAAGGCGAAAAGCCACAATTATCGGAAATGTTCGATAGGGCAAAAACAGAAGCCCTCCTTGCATCAATACATGAGGCAGATTTGCCTGACGATCTAAGGCTTTTCCTTGTATCAGCAGCACATCGGCATACCGAATTTAATTACGAGCAAATAGCAGAGTTTTACTGCCACGCAGATTCTGATGTTCAAAAACTTATTGAAGATAGCGCACTGGTAATAATAGACTTTCAAAAAGCTATAGAAATGTCATACGTCATACTTAATGAAAATATGAAACAAACGTACTCAGAAGAGTATCCAGAAAATGTCCATTAATTATAATTTTGCTGCATTCATATTAACGCATGGTCGAGCTGGAGCAGTTAAGACTGACAACTCTTTGAAAGTAGCTGGATACACGGGCAAGATATTTTATATCGTGGACAACGAGGACAAGCAGCTTAAAGAGTATGTAAAAGCATACGGTGATCAAGTTATTGTTTTTGATAAAGCAAAAGCAGCGGAAAATACTGATGCAGGTGATAATTCTCAAAGACGAAACTCTGTGGTATATGCAAGAAATCAGTGTTTTGACATAGCAAAAAAGCTTGGCTTGGATTATTTTCTACAGCTTGATGATGATTATGGCACTTTTCGATATGCCACAAATAATAAAGGAAAATACATAACATCAAATACAAAAACTGATCGCCTTGATGATCTGATAAATATCTCGCTTGAATTCTTAATAAATTCAAAATTCAACTGCGTTGCATGGGCGCAAGGTGGAGACTTTATTGGCGGCGAAGGCAGCGGATTGATCTCAAGATATTACAACAACAAATTGCTAAGAAAAGTGATGAATAGTTTTTTCTGCGATACATCAAAGCCTTTTAATTTTATTGGAAGGATGAATGATGACGTTAATACCTATGTTACGGGAGGTATTAAAGGTAAATTATTTTGCACAATACCTAATGTAAGACTTGAGCAAGGAGAAACACAGGCAGAGCCTGGGGGATTGACTCAGATGTATTTAGAGTCAGGGACATACGTTAAATCTTTTTATACGGTTATGATGGCTCCCTCATGCGCTAAAATATGTGAAATGGGAAATGTTAATAAAAGGTTGCATCATAAAATTGATTGGAAAAAATGCACTCCTCTAATTCTTGAGGAAAAACATAAAAAGGCCAGTTATGCTTAATGTACTTGTAATTGGAGGCGCTGGTTTTGTTGGCTCTAATTTATGCAAAGAGCTTGTAAATGCTGGCATAAGCGTCCAATCAATTGACGATTACTCAACTGGCTCTGAAAAAAACCATGTCGAAAATGTCAAATACATAAATTATGACTGCCGCAATATAAATAAAATTGCTCATAAAATAGATTTGGTTGATACGGTGTTTCATCTAGGAGAATTTCCTCGAGTAGAGCTGTCAGTGAATAATCCAATAGAGGCAATGAGTAGAATAACCGGAGCAATATCGCCAGTTATTGAGTTTTGTTATAAGCAGTCAGCAAAACTTATTTACAGTGGGTCAAGCACTCGATTTGGAGATGCGGAATCTCCTTATTCAATATGTAAAGAAATAAACTCGCAAATTGTTCACAGGCTTTGCTCTTATTTACACATGAGTTATGCGATAACATATTTTTATAATGTATATGGGCCGAACGAAATTGAATCAGGACCTTATTCAACATTAATAGCTAAAATTATTTATGCAAAAAAAAATAACAAAAAAATAACGGTAACAGCACCGGGTACTCAAAAAAGGAATTTTACGCACGTTAATGATGTGGTCAAAGCGCTTATGTTGATAGGCCAGAATGGTCATGGGGACAACTATGGGATAGGCTCTGATAATTCATACTCTGTGCTGGACGTTATTAAATTAGCAGATTGCGAGTATGAAATTGGAAAAGCTAAAAAAGGCAACCGATTATCGGCAAATTTAATAACAGAAAAAACAAAAGCATTAGGCTGGAAAGAAAACGACAGCATTGTTGAGTATATCAAGAGGCAGATATGATAGGGATTATTGGTCACGGATTTGTTGGCTCAGCAGTAAGTAATGCTTTCACTAATACAGTGATAAGCGACCCAGCTTATAATAAAGTCACAATAAATGATCTTATTGGGATGAATCCAGAAGCTATATTTGTTTGCGTCCCAACACCGCAAAGCGAAACAGGCCACGTGGACGGTTCTATTCTTTCTGACGTTTTATCACAAATACCAGAAAGTATATTGACGATAATAAAATCAACCATTACGCCTGTTAATTTACCAATAGGAAAAAAAGGTCTTGTATTAAATCCTGAGTTCCTAACACAGGCAAATGCAAAAAAAGAATTTTTAAATCCACAATTTCAATTATTTGGCGGCAATTACGAAGATACTATTCGCGCAGAGCAAATATATAAAAGAGATTATTGCAAAGTTAAGCAATGTCCTTTTTTCCATACTGATATAATCACGGCATCATTTGTTAAATACTCAATCAATTCATTCCTTGCCACAAAAGTTATTTTTATGAATGAGCTGAAATCACTCTATATGAATTCAGGTGGTCAAGATTGGAATATGTTGTCATCAATAATAGGAAAAGATGAAAGAATTGGCAAATCTCATCTGATGGTGCCCGGACCAGATGGTATGAGCGGCTTCGGTGGAGCTTGCTTTCCTAAAGACACCAGCGCATTCTCAAATTTTGCATTAGATAACGGCATGCCATTAAAAGTGTTACAAGCGGTTATTGCAAAAAATAATTTAATACGAGAGGCGGCTAAGTAATGGCCAAAGGACAAGGGCAGGCCCCGCATGAGCCTACAGACAAAATAAGATCAGAAATAAACGCGCTTCGCACATATGGAGTGCCGATAAAGGAAGTGGCAAAGTATATCGGCATTGATGACAAGACTATGTATAAATACTATCGCGAGGAGTTGGACAACTCTGCGTTGAAAGCCAATGCCCGTGTTGGTAAATTTCTTTATGAAGCGGCCAGTGGCGCAGCACTTGACAAAGGCGCGTCACATTCTGACTGTTTGCGCTCTGCAATGTTTTGGGCAAAAACAAGAATGGGATGGCGTGAAAGCGGCGAACTGGAGCAGGTAAACAAAAGTGACATTGACCGCGTGATTGAGGTTGTTCGTGCAACTCGCACTAACTGATCCGCAGGAACAATTCGTATTCTCAGAAGCCGCGCATCCTGCGCTTGTGGCTGGCTTGGGCAGCGGAAAGACAGAAGCCGCTATTTGCAGACTTCTTATCCGCATGGTTCAGCAGCCTGGCATTGACACCGCTTTTTACCTGCCAACTTATGACCTGATTAAATTGCGGGCAATGCCAGGCACTGAAGATCGCCTTTCTGAGCTGGGCATAAGCTACACGACAAACAAATCCGATTACGCGATTAAAATACACGGCTATGGCAATATGATTTTCCGTAGCTATGACCGGCCAGAGCGCATTGTGTCCTACGAGGTCGCTGACTCAATCGTGGATGAGCTTGACACGCTGCCAAAGGAAAAGGCTGCGTACGTCTGGCGCAAGGTCTCAGAGCGCAACCGGCAGCAGTGCGGCAGACCGAACACGATTGGTAACGTAACAACGCCAGACCAAGGCTATTCGGGCTTCACTTATGAAAAGTGGGTTAAGAAACGCCAAGCGGGTTATGAGTTAATAAAAGCGGCAACGTCCAGCAATCCATTCTTGCCAGATGGCTACATCGAGCAGATTCGCGCTAACTACGACCCGATTCTTGCCGATATGTATTTGAACGGCGAATTCGTTTCTCTGTCGCAGAACAAGGTTTACCACTTTTTTAATCGCACACAACACCACACGGACAGAGAATTAAAAGACTCTGACAAGGTGTTGAATGTTGGTTTGGATTTTAACATTGGTGGCACATGCGCCACGCTCTGGATTATAGAGTCCGGAAAGCCTATTGCCGTGGATGAGTTTATCAGTCACGATACACAGGATTTTATTCACAGAGTGCAAAAGTATTGCAAAGCAGACAGGCAGATTATTGTATACCCAGATGCCTCCGGGGCAAGCCGCACAACAAACGCAGCGCAGACAGATATACAAATGATCAGACAGGCAGGGCTGCGTGTTGATGCGCCGAATGCAAATCCTGCGATTCGTGATAGAATCAACGCCATTAACGCGCTGTTATCGCATGACAGGATGATGATCAACGCAGATAAATGCCCGCTGCTGTGTGATGCTTTT